ACAATTTCTACAGTAACAGCTGTAGATAGTGATACTGTTTTAAGTATATCTGGAACAGGTAATGCTGCTTTACAGGCTTCAGGTGCTGCTTTTAAAATATGGCCATATGCTAATGCATATGCTTTTTTAATTTCAACAGGAACTTTTTTAACTGATGTAAATGTAGGAGACTTAGTAATTAATACTTCAACTGGTAGAATGGCTAAAGTAGCAAAGGTTAATTCTGATACTTCTTTAACTATGGATAACTTTATTTTTGATGATAACGGATCGGATAATGCGGTTGTTATATCTCAAAGCGGTTATGGTGGTAGATTAATTAGTTTAGATAATATAGTTACTAATACTCCCACAGCAGGTGGAGTAGGTACTACACCTGTTGTATTAACTTACAAAACTAAAACAGCAGGTAATGATATTTTAACTATTACTATATCAGCAGCTCAAGCTAATTATAGCTGGCAAAAAGCTTTTGAAAAAGTGATGATTGAAACTTTAGAGTCAGACTGGAAAGATGTTATAGCTGAAATGCCAATGGTCGTTGCTCCTGTAGTTGCTTCAAGACCTTCAGTTCTTTATGCTACTTCTGTAGTTTTAGCATAATTAATTATTATATATTAAGAGAGGCCTACAAAAAAAGTGGGCCTCTTTTTTTTTGTTATCTTTGTAGAAATGTTTATATAATATGGCGGCATCAATAAATGAAGTAAGGAATACTGTATTAGCTATAGCAAATAAAAATAACTACGGATATATATCTCCTCAAGATTTTAATTTGTACGCTAAACAAGCGCAGGTAGATATGTTTGAAGATTACTTTTATAGTTATAATAATTGGATCAACAAACAAAATAGCAGAATGTCAGGTGAAGGTTATGCTGATGTAATAAAAGGATTAGTAGAGGTGATGGATAGTTTTTCTAATCAAGTTTTTTTAGCTCAGAACAATTCTAATACTTATAACTTACCTAATGATTATTATCTAATAAATAAATTATTTTATTATTCAGTCCCTTTATTTAAAGGAACAAATACTGCAGTAGTAGCAAATCAATTAATAGATATAAATGCTGTAGGATGGACGATAATACCAGCATCATCACCAACACCTAAGATTGGTTCTTTAGTGGTTAACACTACAACATTACAACAGGCTTATATTACAGGGGTTCTTAGTAGTACTGTAGTAACTTTAAGTGCAGATATATTTTTAGTTGGTGGTCAGAATTATGTCATTTATTCTAATACAAATATTAGAGAAGTAGAAAGGGTTAATCAAAATAAAATATTTTATTTAACAAACTCTGCCTTAACTGCTCCTACTAAAACGTATCCAGCATATGTTTTAGATGGTAATATAATAACAGTATATCCTACTACTATATTAAACGCAGGAGATATACAAGCTCAGTATGTAAGATATCCTAAGATACCTAAATGGACTTGGCAAAACTTAGGAGTTGGTGAGCCAATATTTGATCCTACGCAGCCTGACTTTCAAGAGTTTGAGTTACCTCAGTCTGATGAGCCAACATTAATTGCAAAGATATGTCAGTATGTAGGTATAGAGATTAGAGATGCTGAAGTATATAATTTTGGGAAAGCTGAAGAAGGTAACGAAATACAAGAAACAAGTTAATTATGACATATATTACAGATTATCAATATTATGAAAACAATGGGGTAGTACCAACTGATTCTAATTGGGGGTCTTATCAGTACATATCTTTAGAAGATATTGTAAATAATTTCATGTTAATGTTTCAAGGTAACAATGAGATTGTAAATAACTTAAATAGATATCAAGTTTTGTTTCATGCAAAAAGAGGAATTCAAGAATTGAATTACGATGCAATGAAAGAAATAAAAATATTAGAACTTCAGATTTGTGATCAATTAAGATTTGTACTTCCACCTGACTATGTTAACTGGGTAAGAATCTCATTAGAACAAAATGGTATGTTGTATCCAATGACAGAAAATATTCAAACTAATTGGAGTGGGGCATACTTACAAGATAATGATTGTAGAATATTATTTGATATAGACGGAAATGTATTAAAACCTAATAATTCTTTTTTTGATAAAGAAAGATTGTCAGGACAACAAAGAACAATGTATTTAGGACAAGGCCCTTATCATGGACAGGAGGGTTATTGTATTAATGGAAATTGGTGTTTTGATTATGCGGTAGGCGCACGCTTTGGATTAAACACAGAAACAGCAAATGTAAATCCTACTTTTAGTATAAATAAAAAAGGAGGTGTTATAAACTTTAATTCAGGAATGGCTGGAAAGTTAGTGGTATTAGAATATATTTCTGATGGTATGGAAAATGGTGATGACTCCAGTATTAGTGTTAATAAATTATTTGAAGATTTTATATACGCATATATTAAATATGCTATTTTAAATGGCCGATTTGGAGTACAGGAATATATAGTAAACAGAGCAAGAAAAGATAAGTCTTCTTTGCTTCGTAACGCTAAATTAAGATTAAGTAATATACACCCTGGCAGACTCTTACAAAATTTAAGAGGTCAGGATAAATGGTTAAAATAATATGGCAAAAGCCTCAACAAATTTTATAGCAGGTAAAATGAATAAGAGCGTTGATGAACGCTTGGTTCCACCTGGAGAGTATATAGATGCTTTAAATGTTCGTTTAGGGTCTACTGAAGCTACTGAAATAGGAGCTGTAGAAAACTCTAAAGGTAATTCTCTTTTAACTAATGTTGAATATGCAGGGCAAACAGTCAATGGAAAAACACTTGGAGTTTATGAAGATGGTATAAATGAAACTCTTTATTGGTTTATACATGATAGTAATAATCCAAACTCTCCTACAGGTAAGGTTGATTTAATAGTATCTTTTAATACCAATACTTCTTCTTTAACTTATCACTGTATAAGTACATCTGTTTTAAATTTTGATGAAAAACATTTAATTACTGGTATAAATAAGATAGAAGATTTATTATTTTTTACTGACGATATAAATCCTCCTCGAGTAATTAATGTAACAAGAGACTATGATTATCCTGTAGGTGGTATAGATACTATATTTAAAGAAGAAGATATTAGTGTAATAGTTAAGCCGCCAGGATACGAACAGTTTGATACTACGGCAGGGCAAAATTCTCCGTTAGGATCTCCAGTAGTGGTTCCTATACAGGACTATGTAGGTCAAGAAAATTATTTACAAACCAGGTTTGTTACTTTTGCTTATAGATATAGATATACAGATGGAGGGTATAGTGCAATATCTTTATTTAGTGATCCTGCGTTTCAACCTCGTGAATTTAGATTTAGTATTGATGACTATTTAAATGCAGGGATGTATAATGTTTATAAAGCGTTTGATGTTACATTCTCTACAGGTACTAAAAGAGTAGTAGAAATAGATTTGTTATTTAAACAAACTACATCTAATGTTATAAACGTTATTAAAAGATTTAAAAAAGATGACTTAGGTATTCCTAATAATGATACTATGACTCATCGATTTACAAATAGTGAAATCTATACCACATTAGGTTCAGATGAATTACTAAGACTTTATGATAATGTTCCAAGAACTGCTAAGGCTCAAACCATTAAAGGTAATAGATTAATATACGGAAACTATGTGGATGGTTATGATTTACTTTCTGCTTTTGATGGAAATAAAATACCTATAAATTATACTGTAGCTCCTGTCTTTGAAGAGATAGCGGGAGTTCCTTTAGGAAACGGATCGGTTGCAAGTCCTGCTCAAGGTGGTGTCCCTGCAGTAGCTGCAAATCCACTTGTACAGACTTCTGCTTATACTATAGGGGGCGGAGCTTTAGGTACCGACTCTCGATTAACATGGGATCTAACGGCTGCAAATCCAACTTCAGGAGATATAAAAACAGGGACTACTTTTTTCTTTGGTTTTTCTATTTCTCAAAACAGTATTACCTGTAATGATTACGGTACAGGGGTAGAGTGTAGTGCTAATAATGGAAATAATTTTATTCAGCAGTCTCCTTTTACAATTAGAATGACTTTTACGTGTCCTGTTGACTATCCTAATGTAACACAAATGTGTGCATCTCAAGAGTTTAAAGAAAGAATAGGAGGTTCTATTGCTCAAGGATTTAGTTCTAACTCAATTCAAGAGCTTTATCCTTGTTATAATTCAAATCAAGGAGCTACACTTTCAGATAAGTTTTATGAAGCTGCAGTAACTCCTATGACGGGAACTAACTTAGAATTAATTAATGGTGGAAGAACGGTAGCACAACAATGTACTCCATCATCTTTTCCTTTAACATGTAGTAATGCTGTTATTACTTCAGGAGCTACAGACGCAGCTGTTGCAGGATTTTTAACGAATTCAAATATAGACTTTACTTTAATTGCTGGATTAGCAGTAGGAGATATAGTAATGGATATGGCTACAGGATTAACAGCAAGTGTTAGTTCAATAGCAGCCAATGACTTAGGGTTAACAGATATAAATGGTGGTTTAGTAACTTTAGAAACAAGTGGGGTAAATTATCAAATAACTCCTGCATCTGGAAGCTCTGCATTGTGTAGCCCTTCAGGTATTGAGTTTACAGCAACTGCTGGTGGTTTCATTCTGGAGCTTCCTGCTACTCAATATTATTATACAGACGGAACTTCACCTGCTTCTTCAAATTATAGTGAAGCATTTATTTATTATAACTTTATAGGGTATGGATGTACTGCTGGATACAGGCAGGTAAGTAAAACAAACAGTCTACATTCAAATAGAGATTACGAAGTAGGTGTTGTGTATATGGATGATTACGGTAGATCATCTACAGTATTAGTTTCTGATACTAACACTGTATTTGTTGAGCCTGACAAGTCAACTTATAAAAATAAAATACGAGTTACTTTAAGTAACTTACCTCCTTATTGGGCAAAGAAATATAAGTTTGTAATAAAGCCAAGTGAAGGGAATTATATGACTATTTTTTCAAATACTTTTTACCAGCAAGATGGATCAGGTAAACAGTCAGGAGTAAGTAGTGGACTGACTAATGAAAACGACCCAAGTTTAGTGTGGTTTAAGTTAGAGGGTAATAACCAAAACTTAGTAAAAGTTGGAGATGAATTAATAGTAAAGTTGGATACAGGAGGTGCGGTAGCATCAGAAGTTTCTACAACTGTTTTAGCAGTAGAGGCTTTTGCTACTAAAGAGATAACAGATGTTTCTTTAGCTGGTCTTTATATGTTATTAAAACCAGGTGGTTTTAATATTGAAAACACAGAGGCTTCTTATTTTAGAGGAAGAATGTCTAAAGATGCAAATGATGCAGGTAATTTTAAAGATGGATGTATTAGTAATTATGATTTAAATGATAATGATGTTACTCCAAGTGTTCCTTATACCATTCCTGCTGGATCAACTATAAGAATTAAAATTCGTAATTGGAGAGGCGGAGGCGGAGGTGATTGTGATAGTAAAAGTTTAACTTACGATAGGTCTTTTGTTTCCACTTCAGATTACCCAAGCTTTCACGCTTGGGCTGTAGGAGATGATCTTGCAAGTCAAATGACAACTCAACAGGCAAGTACTGCTCAAGAAATGGCTATATCTTTTGATCCAGTTCTGGTTACATCAGGGAGTGGGTGTACAGAAAATCAATTTAATAGTGTGTGTAGAATAAGACAAGCTGCAAATGGTAAACAATTTTTTGTAAATACTTGTAATATTCCTCGTTGTTGGGAAGCATTTGAATATTATAATGGTCATTGTAGTACGCTTATAGAGGTTACAAGAGGTGGATCTTTATTTGTATTTGAAACTGTACCTCAAGATGCAGACCCTAATTTATTTTATGATGCATCAGAATTATTAGATATTGAACCTCAAACTGCAGGTGCTCAGCCTTATCATATGGCTAATACTATATATGACGTTCAGTCTAACACTTATAGTTTAGCTCCTAACTCTGTTAATCAAAGTCCAACTACAGATTTAACTACAGACTTAACTGCATATAATTGTTATACATTTGGAAATGGTGTTGAGAGTTATAGAATTGGAGATAGTCCAGCAGGTAAGTTTTTTAATTTAGGAGAAAGAGTATTAGCAGTTTCTAATCAAGACTTTAAAGAGGCTGACCGTTTTGCAGGAATGACATACAGCGGTGTGTATAGTGGAGCCGCTAACAGTAATAACTTAAATGAGTTTAATTTAGGTTTAGTAAACTTTAAAGATTGCGAAACTTCTTTTGGTCCTATCATGAAATTACACGCAAGAGAAACAGACATTCTTACATTGCAAGAAGATAAAATATCATATGTATTAGTAGAGAAAAATGTTATTACTGACTCTACAGGTGGTGGTGCAATTGCATCTGTACCTGAAATATTAGGAACTCAGATAGCACGAATAGAAGAATTTGGAATTAGTTTTAATCCTGAAAGTTTTACCTCTTGGGGATATGATATGTTTTTTACAGATACCAAAAGAGGAGCTGTACTTAACTTAAGAGGTGCATCTCAAGGTAGTGATCAACTACAAGTTGTGTCACAATATGGTATGAACTCTTGGTTTAGAGATAGATTTAACGCTCAACTTGCTACTCAAAAATTAGGAGGTTATGATCCTTATATGAATGAGTATGTTTTAACTACAAACAACACTGGTATATTTGTTCCAGGAGCTAAGGTTCCTTGTGGTACTACATTAACTCAGTATAGTACTACTGATAATTTAAATTACAATGTTTCTTTAGGAACAGTAACAGGTCAAGTTAATATACCATACAATATAACTTTAGGGTCTATTGATATAGTTATTACTTGGAACGGTTCGGTAGTTGTAAATCAAGTAGGATTAACAGGTGCAGGAACATTAAGTTTTAACAAATCTCTTCCAACGGCACAAGCTAATGTAGATATTACAGTTAATAATTTAAGTAGCTATGAGATAACAATAGAATGTCCGCCAACGATACCTTTAACAGTTGTTCAGGTTGTGGTCAATTCTCCAAATTATGTTAATGAGTTTATTCACACATCTTATAATTGGACTAACACTCCTACAATAAGTCCTTATAATTTAACGGCAGCAGCTTTAACAACATCTCAACCAGCAATATATCAATCATCTACAGGGGTAAGAGGAGTTGGTGTTTTCCCATCTACAGGTTCAGATATAAATATAAGGACTCAAAAAATTATTCCTGATAATTTTGATTTTGATCCTGCATTACATAGTTTTAAAATATTATCTTCAAGTACCTTATATAGTAATAGTGCTGCAGATATTGCCAGTTTACTTGCGGCATCATCAGTAGTTAGTGGCCCTGTAACTAATCCATCTACAGGGGTGTTCCAGGCTACTGAACCAGCTTTTAATATGCCTGCTGTTAATGATTATTTATATTTAATATGGGATTTAAGAATGATAACAAGTCAATCAGTATGCTATTGTACAGGGGGATCAACTATTGAAGAAGCTTGTTGTACTTGCACTCCTCCATGTAACACGTGTTACTTTGGCCCGCAAACACAGAATGCTACACAAGTATGTGCTACTGATACAAATAGTCCTTTAAGTTTAGGATTGAAATCATTCTCTGGTGCTTATAGTACCCCTACAATTGGAGACATATGTTATATGGATAGTACTAATACTTGTAATCCAAATGCACAAGTTAATGTAAATGGAACTTTATTTTTTGAAGGATTTGTAGCTACTGGTTTTTATATAGTTGACGTAAATAACCCATCAACAACGTCACCAAAAAAATGGATTCAAGTTGGTCAAAATGGTGTGGTAATAAATAGTGGAACATGTTAAAAATAAATAAATAAATTATGGCTTGTACAACACCTACAGTATATTGGGCTGGAGTATCATTTTCTTCAGCAACACAATTATATTCGGATGCGGCTTTAACTACAGTTGCATCAGATGGTATATATACTTTTGGATCTTTTAGTAGAGTAATGACTTCAGGAATTTTAGGCCCTCCTCAGCCATGCCCTACTTGTTCGATTGCATGTAATACGCAATGGCAGAATAGCGGAGGTACGGGTAGATATACTATAGATATAAATTTAGGGTCTACTTCAGGAGCTGCAATAATAACATTTAGTTCTGGGCAATTAAACACTACCACTTTTCCTTCTCCCGATCAATGTACTTGGAGTTATAATGGTGTTACAGCATCAGAGTATAGTGCTTTAGTTGGTGGTTATCAAACAGGATTAATAGGATCACCTGATGCTCTTCCAAGACCACTTACTTCAGATGATTGTTTTGTTGGAACTTCAGAAACAATGACTACAGAATTTGGTAGTGATAATTATTCTCCTACAGGTCAAGAATATATATGGGATGCTAATACCCAAGCGTTTGTTGCTACAGGACCTTGGAGTGGAGGGTCTCAAGTAGCACCTTTAGGATGGACAGGTTTATCAAATAATGCAGGAGCGTATGAGTCCACACTTTTAAATTGGAATTATTTTGAAAGACCTACTCCTACACCTGACTCTTTATTAGTACCTTCTAATCCTTTTGCTCCTAACAGGGCTTTAGCTCCTAATCTACCTCCATACTCTTACTCTGCAACCTATGGTCCTGGAACTGCTTGGCCTTCACCTGGGATGGAATACAGAGGGGCTACTATGGTTGTTCCTTCTCCTCCTGGAGTTTCAAATAATATATTAACTATTACAGTAGACTCTCCTTGTGGTTCTTGGTGGGGACTTAAAGTAGATTGCCCTCGATTGTTAACAGGAATACAGGGCAGTATAAGACTTGCTAAAGGAACTGACCCAACCACAGTATGTGCAGCTCCTACTCAAACAACTTATTATCATGTTCCTGTTGATGCTTACGGGAGTTCAAATCCTAATTCAAATTATTATGCTTCAGCAAATTTTCCTCAGACTACTATAATAGGTCAACAAAATGGAGTATTAGGTTTGCATGACTGGATATATACAGATGAAAACGGAGAAAACCCTTTAGCTGCTGGTCTTTACAAAATGACTTTTGATGCTAATGATGGTGGAGGGTTAAGAGACTGGATAGTAGAAGTTGGGGTAAGAGAGTATAAAGATACAGGCCCTGTTTGGTTTGATGGAAGTACGGCAGCAAGGTCTCCTGTTCAACAACAAGCATTACCTCCTGAAGATTATGCTAATCAAGGATATAATGTACAATCAAGCGGAGCGTATATAGATGGTATTGTTAAATCTATAGTAGCGTGTTCTGATATACAATAGTTTAATATTTAAAATAAAAATATGTCATCATACCCAGCACAAACATTATCCTACAGCGAAGACGTAAAAGGCTGGCCTTCGTTCTATTCTTTTATACCAGATTATATGTGTGGTATGAATGGGTTTTTTTACAGCTGGAAAGGTGGTCAGTTATATAGACATAATACCAATTTACTAAGAAATAATTATTATGGTGTTCAGTATAGTTCTACTATTACCTCAGTGTTTAATGTAGAGCCGATGACTATTAAGTTGTTTAAGACCATGTCGTATGAGAGTGATGACAGGTGGGCGTGTACAAGTTTATTCTCAGACTTAGGTACTGGGTCTATGTTGTCTACCTACTTTGAGCAAAAGGAAGGAGAGTGGTTTACGTTTTTAAGAGAGAATGAAAACACCTTAGATTTAAAAGACAGGTCGGTAAATGGTATTGGGGCGTGTATTAATATTACAGGTCCTGTAACAGCAGTTGTTATAGAGTTTAACGTAGACATAGGAAGTATAGTAAGTGTTGGTGATGAAATGTATTGGGTAACCCCTACTACATTCCCTGCTCCAGCAGGTACGCCTACTCTTGGTGGTGTAATAACTGCTATCACTCAACCCTCTACTACTGCTACTGGTGTAGCTACATTAGGATCTATTACTGTTAACTGTACTACAGGTACAGTTCCTTCAGTTACAGACTTTATTTTATTTGCTAAAAATGCTGTAGCAGAATCACATGGTGCACGTGGATACTATTTAAATTTTACGCTTGAAAATACTAATACCAATGCAGTTGAATTGTTTGCTGTAGGAGGAAGTGTAATGAAAAGTAATCCATAGAATTTACTATCTTTGCGTAAATGAAATTAAATATCTTACCATTACATGCAGACGACTATGAAAATATTCTATGTAATTGGTGGAGAGATTGGAGATGGACACCGCCTTCAAAAGATTTTTTGCCTGATGATGGTATGGGTGGCTTTATGGTTTATGATGGTAAGGTTCCAATATGTGCAGGCTTTATGTATGTAACTAACTCAAAAGCAGCATGGTGCGATTGGATCATTTCTAATTTAAAATATAAAGACAGGCAAAAAAGAAAAGAAGCTTTAGAGTTATTAGTTAAAACTATAAGTGATGAAGCAGAAGCGTTAGGAAAAAAATATATATATGCTTTGATTAAAAACAAACCTTTAATTGATGTATATAAAAAAGTAGGTTTTAAAGAGGGTGATACTTACACTCACGAAATGATTAAAATAATATAATATGGCAGCAGTAACAACAGCAGTAGTAGGAATAGCGTCAGCAGGAGCATCTGCGGTACAAGGATTTAGCGCAGCAGCTAAACAAAAAAGATTAGCAGAAGAAGCAAATACAGCAGCAGCAAAGGCAATGTCTGAAGCAAAAGCAAAGGCAGAGAAAGATTATTTTGCAGGACTGAATGTTCCTATGGATGCATATGAAGCGGAGTTTGAAACTAATTTAGCACAACAACAGCAAGCGGTTGAGGCTTTGCAAGAAGGAGATGCAAGGGCTTTAGCAGCTGGAGTAGGTAGGGTTGGTGCTCAGGCTCAAGCAGGGGCGGAACAAACTCGTATTAAAATGGGCGAAGAAATTTCAGATTTAAATAAAATGAAGGCTGAATCTAAAGACGCTATAAACCAACAGCTTATACAGATGGATGTAGCTGCAGCAAGAGAGCAAAACATGAGAATGAGAGATGCAGAAGCGGCAAGAGCTGCAGGTATTGAGCAGGGTATTGCGGGTGTAGGAGGAGCTCTTACTTCAGCAGCATCATTAGTGCCTTTATTTGGACAGAGTAAAGCAGATAGAAGGGGTGCTAAATTAGCATCACAATATGCAGATCAGAAACCTGAGGGTATGACAGACGCACAGTTTGCAGCTCAGTTAGGGGCTAATGATTATTCCAGAGATCAATACAAACAACTTAGAGATGCTGAAAAAGGACGAGCATTATTTAATAAAGTAGATAATCAGTTTGAGTTTCAAAGTGATTTAGGAATGGATTATATGCAATCTTAATAGATAAATAAACTATGGCAATACCAAGTAAAAAAGAAATAGACTTTGATGTATATCAAAGACAAGACCCAGCATCAACAGTAGATTGGGGTAAAGCTGCAAAAGATATTACAACAACTTTTCAAGGAATTCGTGATACAAGACAAGCAAAAAAAGATGCAATTGAGAAAAGTTATCAAGACCAACAAACAGCATTACAAGATATTGGTGAGTATGACAACCCTACTATTCAGCAGTTTGTTATGAACGGTGGTCAAGATGCTGCTAATAAAGAACAAGAGTTTTATAATTTAGTTAAGAGAGGATTAGCTAAGCCTGCTGACTATACGATGTTTCAACACAATTTAAAAACTGGATTTGATTTAGTTAAAAAGAATGCTGAACAATTTGATAATACTTTTAAAGAGTATACCACAAGAGTGCAAGACGGAACAGGTGCTCCAGGGGAACAGTGGATAGCTGAGCAGTTAGAGGGCTTTGCTAATATGAATAATATGAGTTTACAAGCTGATCCTGAAACGGGGGATATGGTTATGTTAAGAACAGATGATAAAGGAAACCCAATACCTGGAGAGAGTATGAGTGTTCAAAGGATGACTTTACTTATGAAGCAACAGATTGATAATTTTGATATAGGTAAAGAGGTGTTGGCTATCAAGGAGGAGATGGGTACTGTTACCACTACAATGATTAGAAAACAGTATGGTCCTAATGTTGTGATAACAAAAGAAATGAAAAGCAGAGCTGAGGAAGAATTTTTTGGAACTAAAGACGGGAATGATTTTTTAAGTCTTAAGGTAGACCAGCTTACTTCTTCTCCATATAATGTTCAGTCCATGATTGTTAATGGTAATTTAACAACACCTAATGGTACTAAGTACGAGGTAGGTGGAGAGGAAGATTACGACAAATGGATGGAAGAAAATGGTGGTGATGAAAAAAACAACCCATATCTTGTTATGGAATTTGGTGAGGATAATTTATACAAGCCAAAGTTTAATGAGACTCAAGATAAGGCTGCTAAAGAATATGCAAGAGCACAAATAACAGGAGCTCTTGATTACTCTAAAGAACAAAGTGTTAAAGGACTGGCTCAAACAAGAGCTGCAACATCTTCTGAAATAGGATTAGGAAGAGAAAAAGAAGTTGCTTCAGTTTATATTAAAAATGTAGACATGGTGGTGTCAGGTGACGAGGCGGAGTCAGAAGCAGCAGCTCAGAATTTAATTGATGATATTAATAAAAACAATCCAGATCTTCCAAGGTTAAATAAAATTAAAAGAAATGTGCGTGTAGCTACAAAAGAAGATGTTGCTTCAGGTAAAGCTACTAAAATAGGGGAAGAAATTCCAGAAAATTTTGTAGTTAAAGTTCAAGGTCAGCAAGATGCTATTGTTAATCCTTATAATAATGATGGATCTAAAAAAACTGGTCAAGAAATTAAAAGAGAGCTTTATGAAAAAATTACTCCAAAAGGTTCTACTAAATATGATATTGCAGAATCAGATTATACAGGCGACTTATCAAGAGGAGTAGGTAAAGGAGCAGCTGGAGGTGAAGGAGCTAAAGATAAGATTGTTTATAAGAGAATCAATATAACTAATGCGGATGGTAAAGAGGTTACTCCTGCTGATTATATGAAAGGTGAGTTAGGTACTACTTTAAATTCTATGTCTGATCCTATAGGAGAAGTAGAGCAAGAATTTAATAAACTTATGGATATGGACGAGATAATGCCACGTGGTCTTGAAGGTGGTGGTAGTTTAAAAATTGTAGGTAATAACGGGGTCTTTACTATTGGAGGACAAAAGTTTATATATGATGATATTTATGGTGCGGGAGATAGTGTAGAAGAAATTATAAACTTTATGCAAAAATCTATTGAGACTGCTGTAAGTAATCAAAACGCAGGAACTACAGGTAGTGGTGGATCATCTACAGGAGCTGGGAGTAAATACAACTAAATAATATATGAACGAAGAAGCAATTAATGACGGGTACCAATATTTTGTAGAGACAGGATACCAAGGTACAATAGATGATTATAAAACACTCCTTAATACTAATGGAGATGCTGTTAATGACACCTATAAATACTTTGTTGAAACAGGATATAATGGAACTGTTAATGACTTTGTAACTTTATTTGGTATCGGTGAAAAAAAAAATCTTGTTGGCAATGGTACTGGAGAAGAGGAAGTTATGGTGTCAGATACAGAGGAGGTTCAAGAACCTGGCTCATCGGAGTCTTTGGAAACCGAAACTAATGATGTTGAAACTATAAATATAGGGGTAGGAAATCAGGTAAATCCTGAAGATTTAATACAACCTGAAACTATATCTACTGAAGAAACAGAATTTGTTACTCCTGATCAGGAGGATACTACAGATTTTTTTGAGGAGTCTTTACAACAAATTACACCAGACCTTATTTCTAAAACAGAAGATAATGTAGTTCCTTTAATGAACTATCATTTTAATGACTACGGATTTACTTTTAAAGAAGCAGATTTTACTGGAGATGAAATGAAAGTAGAAGCGGCTAATGGAGAAAAGTTGAGTGTAGAGTTAGATGCATTATTCTTTAAAGGTAAATATTCAGATGAACTTAAACAATTTTTAAAAGATAATAAAGAAGAAAGTTCTAAGCTGCAGCAATTAGAGTCAGGATATATTAAAAAACAAGCCAAGATTCAAAACAAAAAAGAAGTTGATGAAATAAATAAAAATTTTAGTGATGAAGCTTCTTTAATAAAAAATGAAATAGAAGAATATTTAGCTGCTAAAAATTTTTATGATTCTAATAATATAGCAGAAAAAGATCCTGATGAAGTAATATATGTAGAAGGCCCTGATGGAAATCAAATGTCAACAACACCTAAAGTTCTTGCAGAGAAACTTGCTATTGCTCAACAAAACATTAGAACATCTCAAAAGAATTTACGAACTAAAAGTAAAGAGTTAGATGAGAGTTTAGGTAATTGGTATGAAATGAGGTCTAAGCAAAAAAGTATTTTAGGCTTAGGATATAATGCTTTTTTAGATGGAGCTGCACGTATAGCTACTCAAAATGCAAATAGAATTATTGATTTTGGAACTTATGTACAAGGACCAGTGGGTAGTGGATTAATGAGTGAAGATGATTATAGGACAAAAGTTCTTACTAAAGCAAGAGAATCAGGTGCCTTAGGAGATACATACACAGATGAAAGAATACAAGAAATTATTTCTAATAATGAAGAGTATCAAAACATTTTAGATATTATTAAAAATACCCCTGGTGTTGCAGAAACTATTTCTGTTGCAGGTTCTATAAAAGAAGGTATTCCCGCATCTGAAAAAGAAGTTTCTCGTAGCTTATTAGATAATATAGAATCTAAAATATTAGACGAGTTAAGAAAAGATATTAAATCTGACGTAATACCAGCGGTAAGAGGAGGCTTAAGAGAAACAATAGGAATGTCTGAAACTACTATTGAGGCAACTAAAAAAACCAAAGAAGGTTTTTGGGGCGGTGCTCTTTTAGGAGTAACTGAGTCTATACCAGCTATGTTAGGGCCTGCACCAATAAGAGTTTTTAATATGATATCTCAAGTAGAGGATCATGTAATGGAGGAGATGGCTAACAATCCTGAGTTTGATGATGTAACAGAAGGAGAAAAAGTTAAGTTTACTATTCCTTTAGGTATAGTGGTAGGGGTATTAGAAAATCTTGGGTTTAGAAATGCTATTGCTCAGAAAGGTTTAGCAAGTAAAGTATTATTAAAAGTTCTTAATAAGCATGGGAAAGATATTACAGGAAAAACTTTTAGAGAAGTAGTTAAAAAAGAAGTAAATAGTATGGTTGCACAAGGATCGTTAGTAGTAAGTGCAGCGGGACTTGCTGAGTTTGAAACAGGTTTAGCACAAGAAATTGCTGATATAGGTTTTAAAGAGGCTTATAATGCTATGAAAGATAAAGATATGTTTAATACTCCTGAGTCATTTGGAGATGGGGTTAAGCAAGTAATAAGAGCAGGAGCACAAGAGGCAGTGGGAGGATTTGTAATTGGTACTCCTTCAGCTATTGCAACTGTAGCATCTACTGGAGATTTTACCAAATTAGCTGATGGTATATTTGAAATGTATGAAGATATTCATAATGAACCTGTAGTAAGAGATGCGTTTATTCAAAAAACTAAAGAGCGTATTTTAAATAATGAAATTACTAAAGAGGAAGGACAGCGTGAAATTGATATGTATGATAAAGTTAATGGTGTTATGGATCAAATACCATCTGACCTTCCTACTAATCAAAAGAAAGAGTTACTTGGTAATCTTTTAAGACAGCAAGAACTTCAAGATGATATAGATAAATATAATAAACAATTAACTAAAAGACAACAACAAGAGTTGTTAGATTTAGAGAATGATGTAGAAAGAATAGTGCGATCTGGTAATACACAAAACCAACAAGAAGCACAAGAGACTGAGTTAAATACTCAGGCAATAAACGAATTAAAAGAGGAGGGAATAGAAAACCCAACTCCTGAACAAATTAAAACTAAAAGAGATGCCATTCAAGAGCCAAGCACAGAGACGGTGGATGTACAAGAATCTACCGAGGGTAGCCAAGAAGTGGGAGAGCGAGACTCCCAAGGGGAGCCTACCCAAGAAAGTATCGAAAGTGAAACAGATATTGACACGCAGACGCAAGAGGAAGTAGAGGATTTAACATCTATATTTAATGAACAAACAGGTATGCAGGAGCAAGAAGGAACTCCTGAACAAACTGATTCTAAGGTTAAAACTAAAGGGGTTGAAGTAGATAGTGAAAATGATAATGTTACTATAGAAAAAAATGATGGGACAAAGGTAACACTACCAGGTGTAAGTGTAAGTGAAAATGTAAGTGTAACTGAAACTGCAGGTGATCCTAAAGCAGTAAGGATTCTTCCTTCTTTATTAAGACAAGCTAAGAATGCAGGTAAGGCTATTGCTAAGTTAATGCCTGATGCCAATATTGTGCTTCACGCTACAGAAGACGCTTATAATCAAGCAGTTAGTGAAGCAAACAAAGGAACAAAAGGAACCTTTTCTCCCACAACTAATACTATTCATATCAATGCTCCTCAAGCTAATACAAGAACTGTAGCTCATGAAGTTATGCATGCTGTGTTATTAAAGAAACTGGGAATCAATGCAGACTTTAATAAAGTTACAAAGAGAATGTTAGATGCTGTAGTAAAAGCAATGCCTAAAGATTCTAATTTAAAAGAAGTTATAGAAGATTTTGCTAAAGACTATGCTATTGAAGAACAAAATGAAGAACAAGTATCAGAGTTGTTTGGATATTTATCTGCAGCTTATACTAAGTTAGATGGACCAACTAAAAATATAGTAAAGAGATGGTTACAGAAAGCAGCTAAAGCTGTTGGTTTACCTGTTAACATAACAGAGTTTACTAAGGAAGAGGCTGATATGATTGAGTTCTTCAACACAGTATCTAAGAAAGTAAGAGAGGGGACAGAAGTTACAGAAGGAGATATAGAAGTGATTCCTGGAGAGGTAGTAGAAGATGCGGAAGGTCCTGTTCCAGAAAACATTCCTGACGATGGTCCGTCTATTGACTTAGAGGCAACAGAGAAAAACCAAAAAGAT